GCTCACCGTCACTACATCTCCATATTTTTACATCAGCATTAATATCTATTTGCCCTATATATTGTTCATTTTCATCTCTGTAATAACTGAACCATTTACTTTCATATCCTGAAGCACTTATATTTTTACCTACTAACTTACCTCCAGGTCTTTTTAATAGTCCTTCAACTACATCTGGTAAAACATTCTTAGCTTTATTTACCTGTCCTGGTATCTTTAATTCATCTGGTTGTTCTGATATACCTCCAGTATAACTAGGTATATGCTGAGTAATGTTTGCCATTATCTACGTAATGCTATATGTGGTTGATAAGTTCTATATGAAGTTCCATGATCAAATCCCATAAAGTTATGATCACCTTGATCAGTGTCATATTCAATACAGGCAGCCCTAGCTACTATCTCTTGTTGTTGTAATAGTTGTACTAAGGTAGGATTTGAAACCATCTGTGCTGCAGCTCTGACTGAAGCTTTGTGAGTTATATATCTTTGAAAGACATTAGGTAGATTATCAAATTTAAAAAGTCTAACAATATCTAAATAGTAATCTCCTTTTTTAAAAGTTTCTGTATGTTCAACTTTATCCCATAATTTACCATTCCTTTCTACTACGTCATAGGTTCTATCCCATGCATCATGGAAGTCATACCTTAAAGTTTCGTAAGTAGAATCAGATGGTAAAGTAAGAAAACCATCACTATTTAAGGTTACTTTTACATGATCTTCAGTATTGAAATGCCATCCTTCATTTTGAACATCTTTATTAACTTCAGTTAGGATGTTATATATTAAAGCTATTTCTGGGTTTTGATAATATTCAGTATTGTCACCAACATAATCTGTTGGTAGTGCTGAGATAGGAGCTTGACCAATTGCTCCCAAAATGGAGTTAACTGCGGATAGTTCTGTATCGGTTAATATTGTTGAGGGAGCCATAAGTTATATGAATAAAAAAAAGGGAGCCATAAAGACTCCCATTGTATGAATAAAAATATTGTTTAGTATGCACCAGGTTTAGTTGAAACACCAGCGAATAGTTCAACACAAGCTGCAGGGTTTAGATAATCTGCACCCATTGCCATGCGACCTAAGATAACATCACCCTGATAAATCACGGAAACATCACCTGAAGTTACTTGTACTTGAGGTCCGATAGCTTCAACAACACCAGCGGCTTCTCTTTGGAAGACAAGACCACATGAGTTATTAAAGTCGGCAGCTTCACCATAGTTATTATTGATACCAGCTTCTGCAATATCAGCGTCTTCAGTAGCAGCTGAAACAAATGAACCTGTGTTACCTGGGTCAACAACGTTAGTGTGAAGAGTTGCATTGTCAGCATTATTATCTGCAAGTTTATAAGCAGTACCATACTTACTGAGGAACGGGATGTTCATCGATTTGTATAGTTTGATACCAGCAATTTCTATTACACCAGAACCTGATTGTAAGGCTGAACCTTGTGCATCACGGTTGATGATTCCAGTAGAAATAGCTCCAGACTCTACACTATTAATTAATGCATAGTACTGTCTTGGTGATATAACACCTACTCTTCCTTGAGAACTTACACCCTTTTCATCTAGGGCTGCTGCTGCATTATAGAAAGCATCTACAAGGTGCGTACCCACCAATGCGTCATTTGCATCTGTACCACCTCCTACTTGTATCTGAGTTCCACCTGGTTCTAATTTACCTGATGCTGAAATAGGGCTAGGCTTACGTGCACCTCTAGTGATAGCACGGAAGATTAATCTATCATATTTTTCAGCAAGTGCGAAACCAATTTTCTTAGATATCTCACCTCTAAGCTCATAATGAGCAAGTGTTTCGTCTAAGTTATATACAAAAGCTGAGCTGATAAGGAGATCATCCATTTGGATAGTCTTTTCAGCTACTGGTAGTGCATTCTCTGTACCCAAGATAGGTGTACCTGGGACATGATAGGACGCTGACATGCGACCTGTGTAGATGAATTGTAAAGAACGACCGTTTTTTAATGTACGCTTCGTAACTAAGTCACGTGCGATTGTATTATGTTGGAAACCTTTGAACAACTCACCTGAAAACAGCTTAAGATAGGTTCCGTACTTAAGCTTATAATCCGCATCAGATGTTGTCAGAGCTAATGGAAGATTGCCAGTACTATTTTGCCTACCTAATGCTGTTGTTAAAGCAGTAGTCATTTTTCTTTAATTTAAAATGTATTGAATGTATATTTTCCCTTGCTAGCAAATTAAAACGTTTATTTTTTTGTGGTCTATCCCACCGTCTAGACGGCTAAAGGGTATCCTGCGT